CTTCAACGCTTCTGCGTTTTCGTTACTCCAATCACCCTTATCATCTCTTTTAAGTGCGATTTCACCTTTGGTGTTTTTAATGATGGACACCATACCCTCGTATATTCTACTCATAATATCTCCTTTGAGTGTTTATGAGCCAACGACCCCGTTGGCTCGTCTATCAAGAGAAGCGGTTGCTTTCTCGATGGTTCTAATCTGCCATACTTTTACTGAATTGTCAAGTTTGCCCTGTTATGGAGTCAATTAGCAATCATATACGCAGTATAGGTTTCAGAGCATTTAGGGTGCATACTTTGACCCCCCGAGCATATAAGTATTATTTGTTAAGAACATAAACAACAGACGAAAAGAAACCCTGCTTTCGCGGGGCTCTTGGTTGGTGTCTTAGATAAACAATGTGTATGCTGCGTATGCGTATAAGCCTAAGACTGTTAGTGCAGCTAGTATTACTGCGTTGACTAAGATATTCATATGTACTCCTTGGTTGGTGAGGGCATCTCTGCCCTCGGGTTATTATCTAAGTTTCTCGTAGTGTAGTTCACCGTAGTTATCTTTGTATATCTGCAGCTCATCTTCGAGTAGTTTATTCTCATCTCTAAGCATATCTATATACTCACGTCCATCATCCAAATCCCTTTCGTGTTGCTCGTTCATACCCTTTAGTGCGTATGATAGTGATGTATCCGAACCTTGGTAAACTTGAACCGTCTTACTAAGACACTCTTTACATAGGTTTGCATGTACTACCTCAAACCTTTCTTCTACTGATGCTATCTTTCCCATATGTAACTCCTTTCATTAACACAAGCATCGTTGCTTGATGGTTCTAATCTGCCATACTTTTACTAGATTGTCAAGTTTGTTATTGTATTGCAGTCATTTTCACGCTGTTGCACGGACGGACAGGGGGGGGCACTCGGACACGGAACTTTGACCCCCCACCCCTATAAATGTAAACCTCTTAATCCAAGACCTCCAAAAAGTAACGCTTTACACTATTGTATAGTTACAAAAAAAATACCTACCAAAAAATTTGCATCCGCCAAATAATCCTGTTATATTACGGGCATGGATAGATTACCCCTTAATCATACGAAGTGGTCAGATAGGCTAGCGTTCGACACAGCATTGCTCCTAGAGAAGAGTGGTGAAACGTTGGACGAGGTTATTGACCGCCACAAAATTACACCCAGCGAGATGTTGGTGTTCAACGCCGACCCAGTCTTTAGGAAGAAGGTAGAGGTTTATCGCGACGACATTCGAGAGAAGGGTGTGACGTTCCGACTTAAGGCCCGCGCTCAGGCGGAGGAATTATTAATAACATCATGGCAACTTATTCACAGCCCAGAGGTATCACCGGCAGTTAAGGCAGACTTAATTAAGTCGACGGTGAAGTGGGGTGACCTAGAGCCTAAGACATCAAGCCAAGACGTGGAAGCTGGTGGCGGTGTGAAGATTACTATTAACCTTGGTGAGACCACGCATCAGATGAAAGTGGTGGAGCATGACGACACAGACACAGACGCCCAGCTTGTCGACGCTGGTTAAGGCGTTCGACTGTAAGTACGAAGAGTTACCAGCTAAGAAGTTTAATACGACTAGGGCCTATCACGACTTTGCGAATGACCTGATAGCCGTTGGTATCTCATTTCGAGTTAAGATAATTAAGAAGCGGAGGCTCAAGCCGAGCTGCATAATGGTTATGTTGCTGCAAGAGGTGGACATGACCAAACCTGATACACCCCCGCTAGAGCCACACGACCACTCGCAGGCTCCTGAGGACACGCCGGATACAGACAGCGTGGACATAATCGGGGCGTGTCCGTCATGCGGTGTACTCATGGCTAATAGTGAGTGGTGTGCGTATTGTGGGGAAGATACGGCGGAATTGTATAGCAAGGAGAGTAGGGATGAGTCAAGGCACTGAGATAGACTACACGCCACCGGCTACGGGGCGTAAATTTATGTTGAGTGATTCGCCGATGCGGACGTTGATGGGGCCCGTTGGTAGTGGGAAATCGGTGACGTGTTCGTTTGAGATAGTCAGGAGGGCCTGCCTGCAGGAGCCCAACGCGCAGGGCATACGGAAGACGCGAGCAGCTGTGGTACGTGAGACAGCAAGGCAATTAGCAGATACGACGATTAAGACGTTCCTGGATTGGTTCCCGCCGGGGCAGTGTGGGCGGTACATGCGGACGACCAAGACGTACTTCATGAAGATGGGGGACGTTGAGTGTGAGGTGATGTTCCGGGCGTTGGACGACGCGGACGATGTGGCTAACCTCAACTCGCTGGAATTATCGTTCGCTTGGTTTAACGAGTGTCGGGACATTCACCCTGATATTATTGATGCGATGTCTAAACGTGTGGGGCGGTTCCCGAGTAACAAGGACGGGGGCCCAAGCTGGCATGGAATGTGGGGGGATACCAACCCGCCGACGATGGACACGTGGTGGTATTACCAGATGGAGCACATCGACCCTAAGGATGGGGTGAGTGAGAATGATAACGGGTGGGATGTGTTCAAGCAGCCATCAGGTCGTGCTCCTGACGGAGAGAATATTGAGAATTTGCCGAAGGGGTATTACGATACTCAGGGTCGGAGTGAAGAGTACATAAGGGTTTATATTGATGGTGAGTATGGGCTATCGAGTGCTGGTATGCCAGTGTACAAATACTTCCGTCCTGATTACCACATGTCACATGAGCCACTTAATCCGATTGTTAACGGTGTGAGACCCATCGTTGTTGGGATGGACTTGGGGTTGACCCCCGCTGCAGTCATCGGACAACAGGATGCTAAGGGGCGTGCGATAATACTTGACGAGGCTGTCAGCTTCGACATGGGGATACAGCGGTTCATGCGGACGGTGCTTAAGCCGTTACTTTACGAGAGATTTCCGGGGAGTCCAGTGATGATAATCGTGGACCCTGCCGGTGTGCAGAGAGCACAGACAGATGAGCGGACGGTGGTGGACATCATCAAAGCCGAGGGATTTAAGGTTAGGCCTGCGAAGACTAACAGTGTGTCGGCGAGGCTCAACGCGGTGGACGAATATTTGATGAGACATGTGGATGGCGAGACGGCATTCCTTGTTGACCCGAGGTGTACGAAACTTAAGAGTGCTATGATGGGTGGGTATAGATATCATAAGAAGAACGGTACGATTGATAAGAACAAACACTCGCATGTTGCGGAAGCACTGCAGTACCTGATGCTCCACATCGGTAGTATCGACGAGGGTGTAGAATTAAATCGTAGAAGAACAGTAAAACCTGCCCCCGCGATGGGTTGGACCTGATATGATAACCTCGGGTGTGGTGTTACTCTCCTCTTCCACATTGTAGTTACACACCCACCCCCCGATGAGTCACCTCTCGGGGGACCTTTTATTATAAAATAGTTGCATATGACAAACAAAACGTGTAAAACTGAGTTAAAACAGCCATATATAGGGACATTTGGGGGAATTAAATGCCAGGATTGACAGTGCTTAGAGTAGTGGATAACGCTACAATGGTGGCAGATGAGCAGGAAAATGCAGCTCGTGAGCTACAAGATAGGCAGAATGAGCCTCTATTTCTAGGTTTAACTGGATATCTTAAGGAATGTTGGGACGCTGCTAGGCAAGCAAAGAAACCTATTGAGACTATTATGCTTAAAGCCATGCGTCAGCGCAATGGTGACTATGAGCCAGATAAACTTTCCGCGATTAACGGCCAAGGTGGCTCGACAATCTTCATGGGGATTACTGAAGTTAAGTGTCGTGCTGGTGAGAGCTGGTTACGGGACATCTTATTAGACACAGGTACTCCACCATGGGACTTAGGTCCGACACCCCTCCCTGATTTATCCCCAGCACAGGCTCAAGAGATTGAAGCAGTGTTTGCTGAGAACGTGTTGAAGCTTGTTGAGACAGCAGGTCAAGCGCCTACAGAGATTGAGATGGCAGAGATGAAAGAGATGGTCACACAGGACTATCGCTTTAAGATACTACAAGAAGCACAGAACCGTGCTGATAAGATGAAGATTAAAATCAGTGACCAGTTTGCACAAGGTGGCTGGGCAGATGCTTTCAATGAGTTTGTTACTGACCTCGTTACATTCCCGTGTGCTTTCATTAAGGGACCTGTAGTTCGACGTCAACGTCGACTAGAGTGGGCACAAGATGAGAACGGTGTGACTGTTGCTAAGGCAGGTGAAGAGTTAGCTCCTGAGTATGAGAGAGTAGACCCATTCAGGATTTATCCTGAGCCAGGTATTACTAATATTGATGAGGGTTATTTGTTTGAGCATCATCCATTAACTCGTATGGAGCTATCAGACCTTATCGGTGTGCCTACCTATGATGAGGAAGCAATACGTAAGCTTCTTAGTGAAGGCAATTCAGGAAGCTGGATTAACGAAGACCATCAGATTGAGAAGGAAGATGCAGAGCGTAAGCCGCAGAGTCTTAACAGACCAACAGAAATTTTTGATGCCTTAGAGTTCCACGGTAAGGTGAGCGGTAAGATGCTACGCGAGTGGGGACTAGACGATGAGGAAGTACCTGATGCAGCTAGAGAGTATGAAGCCTGCGTATGGATTATAGGTAACTACGTTATTAAAGCAGTTTTAAACTATGACCCACTAGGAGAAAAACCTTATGCTAAGACGTCACTTATTAAAAGCCCAGGAGCTTTTTGGGGTAAAGGTATACCCGAAGTTATTGAAGATGTACAAAATATTTGTAACGCGTCTGCACGAGCTTTGGTTAACAACATGGGCATCTCTTCAGGTCCTCAAGTGGAAGTTAACCTCGAACGTATTCCCCCAAATGAAGACATCACTCAACTACATCCTTGGAAAATTTGGCAGGTAACTAATGACCCTATGGGGTCGAGTGCACCTGCTGTAAGGTTTACGCAGCCTGATGATAACGCTCAGACGTTGATGGCTGTGTATGAGAAGTTCAGTGCGTTAGCAGATGACCACTCAGGCATACCATCTTATATCTCAGGTGACCTTAATGTACATGGAGCAGGACGTACAGCGTCAGGCCTATCTATGTTGATGGGTTCAGCAGGTAAAGGTATTAGACAAGTTGTCATGCATATTGACAGCGACGTAATTAAAAAGATTGTTCATAGACAGTTTGTATACAACATGCGCTATGATGAAGATGAAAGTATTAAGGGCGATGTTGAGATTATCGCTCGCGGTGCAATTAACTTAGCAGTTAAAGAAACTGTTAACGTGCGCCGAATTGAATTTCTTAATGCAACCGCCAACGAAATCGATATGGAAATTGTTGGTAAAGAAGGCCGTGCCGCGATACTTCGCGAAGTGGCTAAAGGGTTGCAAATGCCTGTGGATGATATCATTCCATCTCGGGAGAAGGCCGGTTTCGTTGAACGCGAGAACGCCAAGCAAGCTAGTGAGGCTGCCCAACAGCAGCCGCAACAGCCAGCGGGCGCAACTCCAACTCAACCTGACGGCTCTCCCAAAGGTGGCATGGATGGAAACACAGTGAGTAACCGTGTAACAGGAGGTGCGGGTTGATAAGACCTTCACCAGAGGTTGTTCATGCGCTAGGTGCGACTGTACGCCAGTATCCAATTCTATTAGAGTGGATGCAAGGGTGGCAGCAGCACGAACTATCGCAGCTACCATATGTTACTACGAACGCGGCATTAGCTCAGGGACGATGCCAAGTTCTAAAAGAACTCTATGAGTTCGCAGAAAAGTCCCCAGAACACGCAGCAGAGTCAAAATGATAGCTGTATTTTATTACGCATACCAATAGGAGCGATAACATGGCAATACCAGAGCAAGTTAAGAAACAGTCAGAGGCAGTACAACAACTATATGAAGACCTTAATACAGAGGAGGGCGTTGTAGCCCAGCCTGCTGAAGAGGGAGAAGTAGTTGAAGTACAAGCCGACCGTGTCGACGAACAAGCACCTCAGTCTGAACCAGAAGAGCAATCGGTTTCAGGCGCCCAAGATGATAAACCACTAGAACAGAAGTATAAAACCCTACAGGGGATGTACAATGCAGAGATTCCACGTTTGCACGCAGACAAACGGGAGTTAGCAGGTAGAGTTAGCCAATTAGAGCAACTACTTAGTTCAGCGAGTCGACCAACACCTACACCGGCAGCGCCGGAAGTCCCGCAAACTCTGATAACAGAGCAGGACATAGAGGATTACGGTGACTCAATCGACGTTATGCGTCGTGTGAACCAAGAAGGAACTAATGCATCTAACCAACGCATCGCCCACTTAGAACAAACGATTCAGCAGTTGCAATCAAGTGTTATGCCTCGTGTAGAACAGTTGTCACAACAGCAAGCTCAGAATACTGAGCAATCGTTTTGGGCTGAACTTTCAAATAGTGTCCCGAACTGGAGAGATATTAATGAGAGCCCGGATTTTCAAACCTGGCTTTTAGATATCGACCCACTAACAGGGATTAGCCGTCAGACGTATCTCGAAGATGCACAGAGTAACTTCGATGTACGTAGGGTAGCTAGTTTCTTTTCAACTTGGGGAGGTATGAATGGTATGCCACAAGCTCAGCAAGAAACAACTAGCGCACAGAGTCAGCTAGAGAAACAGGTAGCACCGGGTAAGGGTAAATCCGCCGGTTCTCCTGCATCGAATAGCGACCAGACATATACTCCTGCCGATATCACCGCATTTTATGATGGTGTCAAGTCAGGTAAATATAAAGGTCAAGATAAAGAACGTGCTAGAATAGAGCGCGACATTTTCGCTGCACAGCGAGACGGTCGTATTGTCACTGCATAATATAATATAGGAGGCTACAATGGCTTTTGCAGTATCAGCTGGTAAACCAGCATACACTGGGAACTTTATCCCAGAAATTTGGTCAGGTAAACTGATTGAGAATTTCTACGACGCTACGGTGTTGTCTGCAATCTCAAACACTGACTACGAAGGTGAAATCAAAGCTTATGGCGACACGGTTAATATCCGTACTACCCCTGAGTTAACAATCAAGACGTATGTTAAAGGTCAAACGCTAAGCGTTGAGAACCCTGACAAACCTAAGCTACAATTACTTATCGACAAAGGTGAGTATTTTGCTGCGGTTGAAGACGACGTTGATAAAGTTCAGTCGGACATCAAGATGATGGACCAATGGTCTAAGGACGCTTCTGAGCGTATGAAGATTAAGATTGACCAACGCGTGTTATCTGATATCCTTCCGGGTATTTCAGCTAGCAACAAGGGCGCAACAGCGGGTGCTATCTCTGGCAACATTAACTTAGGCGTAGCTGGTACTCCAGTTGCTGTATCTAAGACTAATGTTATCGAGCATATCATCAACATGGGTTTAACTCTTGACGAAGCTAACGCTCCTGAAAGTGACCGTTTCTTAATCATCCCAGCTAAGATGGCTGCGTACATTAAGCAATCAGACCTTAAGGATGCATCAATCACTGGCGATGGTAACTCACCGCTACGTAACGGCCGTTTAGGTATGATTGACAGATTCACGTTATACGTGAGCCACAACTTGAAAAAGACTGGTTCTGAGTTTGATGTAATCGCCGGTCATAAGATGGGTATGACGTTTGCTTCGCAAATGACTAACCTTGAGACTTTACGTTCTGAAACAACTTTCGGTAACATTATCCGTGGCTTGCAAGTATATGGCTACAAGGTAGTAAAACCTGAAGCATTGTCTCAGTCAGTAATCACACTGTAATATAGGAGATATAAAATGGCTACATATACAGATGGTATCGGTTTTAATAAAGGAACAGGCGCACATACGTCGTCTGGTACTTACAAGACCGGTGTATTAGAAGTTACTTTAGACTTTGCTAAAATTACTACAGACCGTGCAGCAGCAGGTGCAACAGCACTTGGCGCTAACGATGTGATTGAAGCATTGTCTATCCCAGCTAAGACTATGGTTTTAGCAGTTGGCTTAGATGTAACGACAGCAGAAGGCGGCACACTAACTATCGATGTTGGTGATGCTTCTGATGTTGACGGTTACCTTGACGGTGTAAACGGTAACGCAGCAGCAGGCTATGCCTCTGACGCGAACCCTACTACTCCAGCAGGTTACGGTCACGGCAAATACTACGGTTCAGCAGACACGATTGACATTAAGACAATCAATGCTACTGACACTGCAGTAATGCGTTTATGGGCAGTCGTTGCTGACTGTTCGTAAGCTAAGTTAAAGTGGGGGGTTTCGGCCCCCTGCTTTTCTTTTTCTTTAGAGGAGAATTACTATGGAAGGACAAAGATGGTTACGCCACAAAACTGACGGCACTATATATGGATGGGACAAATACCTAGCCACCAACGAATTATGCGAAGAAGTTTCTGAAGAGATAGCATTCCCTGAGAAACATATTCCAAAGAACCAAAAGAAACGAAAAACAAAGATGAACTTAACAACTAAGAAAATACCTGAAACACCTAATTCAACTCATGTAGAATTAGAGGCGGAAGCATCAAAAGGTTTACCTAAATGATACTAAGCGACGTAATTACCGAGACTAGGCGTATCCTACAAGATATTGATTCGCCCCAACGCTACACTGATGCGGTGTTACTCGGGTTTGCAAACCAAGCACTTAAGCGAATCGCGGTATTACGTCCCGACTTATTTGCCTATATTGGCGAGGTAACGTGCGTAACAGATGCAGTGCTACAAACCGCACCAACTGATTCTATTAGAATTATTGAGGTATATTCAGTAGTTAGCGGTAACGGCGTTATCGAAGTAAACCGCGAAACACTAGACCAAGCAATGCCGTCGTGGATGAATGACACAGCAGCTGCTGCAACAAACTGGATGCGTCATGTACGCAACCCGAATAGATTCTTTATCTACCCTAAAGCCCCAGCGGGTCAAAAGTTAGTTATAGAGTACACACAGTCCCCACCTAACTACGATACAACTACAGCAGTAGCATTATTATCAGATGCTTACTTCCCTGTAGTCCTTGATGCCACAGTATTCTTAGCTGAGTCTATCGATAATGAGCATGTTAATTCTAATAGAGCTAAGCTATTCCAGGAGTCCTTCACACAAGCTCTAGGTGTAGGCGCTCAGAGTAGACCGGTGACTGATACTGAGAACTCAGGTATGAAAGATGAGGAGGTTATCTAATGGCATCACGTGATTTTAGTACAATCGTATCTCGTTTAGCTCCAAGCGTTCCAGGCTGTCCGACGCCTATCATCGAACAGTATGTTCGTGATGCGGCTATCGAGGCTTGTGAGAGAACACTATCTTGGCGTTATGAGCAGCCTAAGCTGCGCTTAACTCCAGGTGTGTACGACTATGCGTACAGCGCACCAACAGATGCAGAGGTTCACGCATTCCTAACTGTGACTGTTAACGGCCGCAGGTTAGAGCCTGTTACTATTGAGCACTTACATGACATACAACCTAAGTGGCCTGAGGCAACTACTGACGAGCGCTCAGAGCCTAGGTATATCACTCAGCTTGATGCTGATAACTTCGCATTAGCCCCCGTCCCCGACGATGCAGTGAAGTACGATGTTAAGATGATTGTAGTATTAAAGCCGCTACGCATCGCTACAAAGATGGATAAGTCTGTCTTAGACGAGTTAGAGAATGTAATTATGCATGGTGCGCTACAACACCTACTTGTCCTCCCTAATAAAGACTGGAGTGACAGAGAGCTAGCAACATACCATGCGAAGCAGTTTTCATTTCAAATTTCAGAGCGTAGAGCTAGAACATCTCTAGGCGCTGCAAGAGCATCTATGACTGTTGAGATGCGCCCACTAGCTTGAGGATAATATGGCTGATGTAATTAGATTAGTAAAAGGTGATGAGAAACCAGTAATAGTTTTAACATTAACAGACGACGTAGCAGGCGGAGCATTAGATTTATCTGTCGCATCAACAGTTGTTACAGTTAAGTTTAGAGCAATGGGTAGTACAACACTACTATCAACAATATCAACAACTAAGTTAGATAGCGGTACGACAGGTAAGGTACAGTTCGACTTCAGCGGCGGTATCTTAGACGTCGACGCAGGCGCCTACGAAGGAGAGATAGTCGTGTCGTATGGCAGTGACGTACAGACAGTATATGACACATTAAGGTTTAGAGTTAGAGAGAATTTCTAGTGAACATAAAGTTTTCAGCGGCGGTATCAACCCTTATCCTAGCTTCGGCTTCGGTATCGGGCATTACGCACGCTAAGGCTGAAAACTCTATAGGCTTAACCGCTGCCCCAACAACATCAATTAGTGCGACAGCATACATAATACCGCTAACTATACTAAAAGCCCAGACAGTTACTGCGTCTGATTTAGTTAATACAATCGCTGTAACTAAGAGCGAAGAAGAAATTCTAGTAGCAGCAGATGCCCTAACTGTTAACGTAACTAAGGCGTTTGCAAGTTCAGTCACAGCAGACTCGACCCTTAATAAGATATTCCATTCGTCTGTCGACTTCGATATGAGTGACGACGATGTAGACCCTGACCCGGTAACTGTTGTAGATGCTACAGCATTTGACCTAGGTAGGGCAATATCTGAAACTTTAACCTCTAGCGATAGTATAAGTAATGAACCCGGTAAGGTAGTGTCGGGTGACACAGTTACGGCAAGTGATACAATTAATAAAAAAGATGTAGGTACAAGTCCTACTGAGACTCTGACCGCTACTGACTCAGATGCTAAGAGCGCTACCTCTACTGCTACCTCATCAGCGACAGCAACTGATAGTGCAGCTAAGACGGTCAATATTACTGAGGCTTCAGATGTAACAGTTACAGCAGTAGTCAGTAAGATATTCCATTCATCTGTCGACTTCGACATGAGTGACGCTGATATAGACCCTGACCCAGTTTCTGCAACAGATTCTGCAGCTTTAGAGCCTACGAAGAGTGCAACAAGCACACTCACAGCAACAGATTCTGACGCGAAGAGCGTAACCTCTACAGCTACGTCGAGTGCAAGTGCAACCGATAGTCTTGTTAGCAGCTTTACAAGCAACCAGACTGAGATTTTAACGGCGGGTGACTCTGTAGTTACACAGCCTACTTCTGTCCAGTCTGACCCTATTACAATGGCGGACGTACTCAATACGTTTACCTATAACAAATATGAAACTGATGCAGTGACAGCAGCTGAGAGTATTGTACTTACATTAGTTTTAGGCGAGACAGAGCAGATGTGGGATGAAGTATTTATGTCTGACGGTGAGTCAGGCTTTATACACACCCCTAGGTTACTAACAATAGCAGACTATGATTGCCTACTAAACGGCGATAATAGTTTAATAAACTCGGCCACATTCCCAGATGGGTGTGAAGCTGATAGTACGACGTACGAAGCGCATACAGGCACTATCGGTGCACCAGGTTTGGTCAACGAACCTATTATGAACCACGGTTTAATTACATATCCTGATACAAGTGATGCAGGACTTGTGGTAGACTTCCATTATCCGACGTTGACAATCGGCGCGTATATGGCTAATATAACTACTATTACATAGGAGAAACTAATGTTAAAAGATAGCATTAAAATGACGGGTGAGTTAAAGCTTACTCTAACAAATGAGAAAGGCGATATTACTAAAGAAATAATTATACCTAATACCGTAGTTACAGCAGGTAAGGGTTATATTGCCTCGCGTATGAAAGATGCAACTGCAACTGCAATGTCGCATATGGAACTAGGTACAGGTACTACAGCTCCTGTAATAGGCAATACAGCACTTGAGACTAAAATCACATCTAGCCGTACAGGACTAACATCTACAACTGTTACAACTAACAGCGTTGCATACGTAGTGACTTTCGGTGCAGGTGTAGGTACGGGTGCAGTAACTGAAGCAGGTATTTTCAACCACGCTACAACAGGCACGATGTTATGTAGAACAACATTCTCTGTTATCAACAAAGCAGCAGCCGATACATTAGGTATTACTTGGACGGTTACCGTAAACTAGGAGTAGACAATGGCAGTTAAAGTCGCTAATAACGCGTATTCAACCTTAGCCGCTAGTATCACTAGCTCCGCTACGAGTGTTACGCTTACAACAGGTGAGGGCGCAAGATTCCCAGCGCTAACTTCGCCTGATTATTTTTATGCAACTCTCTTAGACAGTGCAAATAATCTTGAGATTGTTAAAGTAACTGCCAGGTCAACCGATGTATTAACAGTAGTTAGAGGCTCAGAGAGTACGACAGCTAGGGCATATACAGCAGGTGATAGGATTGAACTCCGCATCACGGCAGGCGTATTAGACGCGATTGCAGAGATGGGTGGCGGTGCTACAGGCGGAGGTAATGATAAAGTATTTATGGAAAACGAACTTATCGTTACAACAGATTACACACTGAGCACAAATAAAAGTGCGGTAAGTGTAGGACCAGTAACAATTAATACAGGAATCAGTGTGACAGTACCAACTGGACATACTTGGGTTGTACTTTAGGAGAATAGAATATGGCAAAGGTAAAAATTCAAGGTAATGCGAGTGGAACAGGTGTATTCACTATCACCCCACCTGCAACATCCACAGACAGAACACTAACCCTACCCGACTCTGCTGGTACTCTAGTTAATACAGCACCTTCTACAAGTGGTAATGTCTTAACCAGTGATGGTACTAACTGGACAAGTGCTGCAGCGGCAGCTGGTGGTGTAGATGGTATTGTTTCAACGGCTGATGCTACGGCTATTACGATTACAAGTGCAGAGAAGGTGGGTATTCTCGACACTTCACCACAAGCAGAACTTTCCATATCCCCAGCAGGAACTAACGCT